GGCGCGTGCCGAATTGCGAGGATCTCGAGCGCACGCGCAATGATGCGATCGTCGTCGGTCGCGTAGGGGGGTGGATCTTGGTTTTTCATTTGACCCTCTCTGCAGGTTCAGTGCAGGTACCCATTGACGCACGCAGGTGCGCCTCGGAGATGTAGTCGCGTGCGACTAGGCGATGCTTTTCAGCGTGCCATGCTTCCCATGTGTTGCCGTTGACGCGGACAACATAGGGGATATGGCGTCGACGCTCTAGTGCACCGGTAGTGGGGTGGCGTGTGGTGAATTCCATCACGCCCCCCAAATGCAGGACAAACGCGCATCGTTGTTCTGCGTATTTGCGTCGATACCATAGGCCATCGCTTGCAGGTAGTCGGGGCGCAGTGATCGCACATCGCAAAGTGTGTCGCGCATGGCTTCAAGGGGGGCGAACCGCGTAGCGGGGAGCTTCCACGTTTCACGCAGGAAGGGCACAAACACTGTGCCGTCTTCGCGGCCGGTGAAATAGCCTTCGATGCGCTGGCCACGATAGCGCGTGGCGGCCGGGACACTGAAGTACGTGTCAGCGTAGCCCTGAGCGTAGGCAGTGAGGCGCAAGCCCGGGAAGCCCTCAATCGGGCAATTCTTGACTTTTGCATAGGGGCCAAGGCAATCGAACGGACCGCCAGGTCGATACCCGACGGCGCCGTTGAGGTATGTTACAGAGTCAGAAGCACGAAAGCGTTGCATGGTCAGTGTCCTTCCACATAGGGTATCGGTTAGCAGGTGCTCAGACTTTAGAGCACTCCGCAAAAATTTGCATAGGTGTAAACCCTAGCTATGTAATGTTTTACAGACAACTATGCGTTATTTGCATAACCCCGCCCGCTCGCACCCCTCCCCTCCCTTTCCAAGAATTCCCCGGGAAGTTGACACTCTGCAAGTTAGCGCCTACTATCAGCAACATGGCCGAAATCTACCGACTCGAGACTGACCACCCGACACACGGAGGCATCCTGATTACGTTCCCCAGTGGGGCCGCGAAGCACATCAGGTGGCAAACAGAGGCGCCTATCACTCCCGAGTTGGAAGCCGCAAAGACCTATTCGGCATCATTCATTGCCCATCTACTAGAAAACAATCTAAAGGCGGACCTTGACGCAACGAACTGGGTGAGCGTGGTCGCGTGCCTGCAGAAACACATTGCGGACTTCAATGAGGGGCTGCGCGCCCACCTGCATAGCGCGGATGATCGAGTGCGGGTCGGAGCTCCCGAACAGTGAATGGGCGCGTCAGGCCGCCAGGTCGCGGGGCGCGAGGGCCAGGCCACGGGCTACTGTTCGGGAGTAGATGCGAACAATTCTCAGGTGCCAGGCAGGAAGTTGGACCCCGGGGGGAGCCCCCTACGCGAAAAGGGTTCACCCCCTCCAAGTTGACGTAGGCAACTCCCAACTAGAAACCCATTTTCTGCGACTCAGCGTACTGTAATTTTTTGCATTTTTGTTTTTTTGAAATTTTGCAAAATGCCAAAAAGCAAAAAACCTCCACCCGCCCCCTACCTCGTACCGTCAGAGGTCACGGAGAAAATCGTCCAGCACCTCGCCACCGGCGCGACCGTGGCCGAGACGGCGAAAGCGCTGGCCCCCCTGCTCACCACGCGCTCCCCCTACGGAAAAGTGCGCACCACGGCACTGCAGCACGCGGATAGAATCGCCGAAATGAAGCGGCAAGCCCTGACCCTCGCGGACATCACGCCTGAGCGGACGATGATGGAGTTGGGCCGCATCGCCTACAGCGACATCCGGGATCTGTACGACGAGAACGGCTGCCTGATCAACCCGTCGAACCTGACGGACGATGCCGCGGCGACGATCGCCTCCGTCGAGGAGGAAAGCCACATGGAGGGCCGCGGCGATGGCGCCGAACTGGTCCGCACCAAGAAGGTCAAGCGCGTCGACAAGCTGGGCGCCCTGGGCATCCTCGCACGCCACCAGAAGATCATCGGCGAGGTCGGCGACGGAGTGAATGAACTCGCGAACGCACTGGCCGATCGCCTGAACGCCACGAAGCCACCCCCGCAACTCAGCAACGAGGACATCGCGTCATGACCACCAAAGTGAAAGTCCAGATTACGCAACGGCACATGCCGGTGATCGTCGAGGTGCTGCAAGGCAACGGCAACGAAACGCATGTGCGACAAGTGACGTTGCCCGAACTCGGCAGCGCCGTCGAGGAGTACGTGCACAGCGGGCAGGTGCTGCGTGTGCGCGAGATGACCACGGAAGAGTTCCACAGGAGCAAGCTATGAAGACCCCATCAGCAGTCAACAGCAGCGCCGAGTTCGGCCAACGCTTCCGCGCGATCGCCACCGGCATCGGCCAGCGCGTCTCGGACAGCAAGGCCACCGGTCAGTGCCGCTTCGACATGCGCCGCCCGGCCGGGCGCACGCCCACCGACGTGTCGAGTCCCTGCACGACCGAGATCACTGAGATGGTCGACCAGGCTGAAGACAAGGCCGAAGGCGAGATGGGCTCCTGATATGCCCTACAGCAAGTCAGCCAGCAAGAAGGCAGTGGGCAAGAACATCGCCACCTTCATGAAGGACGGCAAGCCACAGAAGCAGGCCGTGGCGATCGCGCTGGACGTGCAGCGGCGCGCCGCGATGAAGAAGGCCAAGCCAACACCCAAGCGGTGACGCATGGACATCCCGTACCCCCTGTCGTACACCGACCATGCGCACCGCACGTGGCATCCGTACGCGGTTGAGTTCGAGAGCCCGGACGGCGTCTACTCAGTGCACCTGTACGCGGTCAGCGCGGAGCACGCGCACCTGCAACTCGAGGCACTGAAAGAAAACGGCCGCGTCACGGGCCACGTGGTCGACGTCGTCTCCCGGTGAGAGTCGTCAACACGCGCGCCGACCAGGCGATGGCCGTGCCGGTGCAGGCCAGTCTGGTGCGGCGCAAGAAGTTCCACGGCACGCCCATTGGCGAGTTGCTGGACAAGCTGGCCAGCTTCAAGTACGACCCGCTGGGCTTTGTGTTGTGGGCTTTCCCTTGGGGACTTGAGGGGCAGGGGCTCGAGGACGAGATCGGGCCCGAGCAGTGGCAGGCTGACCACCTCACGAGCATCCGCGACAAGCTGGTGGCCGGGGGCGAGCTTGGCTGCGTGATCCGCGAAGCCACCAGCGCCGGCCACGGCGTGGGCAAGTCGTCGTGCGTCTCGTGGATCATCTTGTGGGCCGTGGCGACTTACGCCGACACGCGTGGCGTGATCACGGCGAACACAGACGGGCAGTTGAAGACGAAGACGTGGGCCGAACTGTCGAAGTGGTACCAGTTGTTCATCGCGCGGGATCTGTTCACCCTCACCGCCACGGCGCTGTTCATTGCGAACGATCCGGTGCGCGCGAAGGGATGGCGGATCGACGCGATCCCGTGGAGCAAAGAGAACTCGGAAGCCTTCGCCGGCCTGCACAACAAGGGCAAGCGGTTGCTGCTGATCTTCGACGAGGCCGCAGGTATCGACGACAGCATCTGGGAGAAGGCCGACGGTGCGCTCACCGACGCCAAGACGCAGATCATCTGGTGCGCGTACGGCAACCCCACGCGGACAACCGGGCGCTTTCACCACGCCTGCACGCACACGAAGAGCAGGTTCGACTACCGCCGCGTGGACTCGCGCACGGTGCGGTTCACGAACAAGACGGAGATCGACGCGTGGATCAAGGAGTATGGCGAGGACTCGGACTACGTCCGGGTCAAGGTCAAGGGGCAGTTCCCGCGCGCCGGCTTCGCCAACTTCATCAGCCCGGAACTCGTCTTCCAGGCCCGCCGCCGCCGGCTCGAGCTACGCTCGCACCAGGCGTACCCGAAGATCATGGCGGTCGACCCGGCGCGCTTCGGCGACGACTTCAGTGTGATCACCGTGCGGCAGGGCCAGAAGGTGCTGTACCAGAAGGCACTGAGTGGTTTCGACGGGCCGGACCTGTGCCAGCACATCTTCGACATTGTGAAGAAGGAGGGCCCGTTCATGTGCATCGCCTACGATGCCGTGGGCAACGGCGCCGATCTGGACTCGTCCCTGCGGCGCATGACGGGGCTGGGCGCGCCGCTGGTGCCGGTGACGTGGGGCGACCCGGCGAAGAACGATCGGGAATACTTCAACCAGCGGTCCGAGGCGTGGGGGAAGATGCGCACGTGGCTCGAGACTGGGCAGATACCCGACGACGACGTGCTGGCCGACGAGATCTGCAGCCTGGACTTCGGGAACGACGCCCGGTTCAGGATCCAGCTTCAATCGAAGAAGGACTGCAAGAAGAACGGCGGCAAGTCTCCAGACCGAGCTGACTCGCTGGCGTTGAGCTTCGTCCCGGAACTGATCGACCGGAAAATCAGCAACGCCAAGGTACGGCAAGTCAAGCGGCGCACCGTGGTCTGGTCAAGAACCGCTTGATCGCCTATACTGGCCGCGCGTTGGTCCCTCAGGCGGGGTGACATCAGGGACATCTAGCCCACCGATCTCTTCTATGCGGACGAAACCACAAGGCGTGGAGTCTTCCGAGGTGGGGAATAAATGAAGACCTAGACCCGCCACTTTTTCCTAAACGCCCCCTCACCGGGGCGTTCTTGTTTGCGCGCACTCACTTCGCGCGCTACACTCTGGCCCCATGCAGGTCAGTTCCGCACGGAGTCCCATGGGTGCGGCCCCTCAGAAGGCCGTAGCACCTCCGTCGCCGGGCCCCGTCACCGCGAACCCACTGGTGCGCCAGTTGGGCCTTCAGCAGCTGCTCGAGCGCGAGGGGTCTGACCCACAGGCCCCGCAGGAGATCACCTACGCCCCCGCCATGTCGGAGCTTGCGGGCCACGTCCGCAAGGCGTGGGAGACGAACAAGATGGGCAAGGAGAAGATCGGCCTGCGCCTGCTGGACTGCCTGCGCGCACGCCGCGGCATCTACTCAGCCGCCGAGATCGCCCGCTTCCAGGAACAGAACGCTGGCGGCGGCAACATGGTCTGGGCGCCGCTGACCGAGGTGAAGTGCCGCGCGGCCAGCGCGTGGATCCGCGAGATCGTGCTGCCGGCCGGCGAGCAACCGTGGGGTATCAGCCCGACCCCGCTGGCCGACCTGCCGATGCCGCTCAAGCAGGCCGTCGTGCAGAAGGCGTTGGTGCAGGCGCAGCAGGTCATGGCGCAGACGGCGCAGGCCGGCGGCGGGGTCATGGCGCCGGACGAGTTCCGCAGCCTGGCGCGCGAGTTGGGGGAAAAACTGAAGGACGACGCCGAGAAGGAGTACGTCCGCATCGCCGAGAAGCGCGCCAAGCGCATGGAGAAGCAGATCGCCGACCGGCTGGCCGAAGGCGGCTACGCGCAGGCCATGGACGCCTTCGTGGAGGACTTCTCGACGTACCCGGCCGCCATCCTGAAGGGACCGATCTACAAACGGCATCGCACGCTGTCGTGGGGCCCTGGCTTCAAGCCGGAGGTGTCCGACAAGCCGGCGCAGACTTACGAGCGCGTGAGCCCGTTCGACGCATTCCCCTCGCTGGGGTCCGAGGACTGCCAGACGGGCGACTTCATCGAGCGGGTGCGCTTCCGACGCCCGGATCTCTTCGACCTGAAGGGCATGCCCGGGTACCGCGACGAGGAGATCGACAAGGCCCTGACAGACTACACCGAGGGGCACCTCGAGGGCTGGTTGTGGACCGAGTCCGAGCGGCAACGCCTCGAGCAGGAGACCCGGTACCTGTGGCTGTCGCCGCCCGGCGTGATCGACGCACTGAACTACTGGGGCTCGGTGCCAGGCTGGAAGCTGCTGTCGTGGGGCGTGAAGGGCAAGATCGGCGAGCCGCTTGAGCCCACGCGCGACTACGAGTGCAACGTGTTGCTGTGCGGCACGTACGTGCTCTTCGCCTCGCTGAACCCGCACCCGCTGAACCGGCGCCCGTACCACAAGGCGTGCTACGACTCGATCCCCGGCGCGTTCTGGGGCCGGGACATCCCCGACCTGGCCAGCATGCCGCAGAAGATGTGCAACGCGGTGGCGTGTGCCACGGCCGACAACCTGTCGATCGCCAGCGGGCCGCAAGTCTGGGTGCACACCGACCGGCTGGCCGACGGCGAGCAGTCCCTCGAGGTCTTCCCGTGGCGCGTCTGGCAACTCAAGAGCGACCCCACGCAAGGCACGAATCCGGGCATCGGCTTCCAGCAGCCGGACGACCGCTCGACGCCGCTCATGGCGCTGTACGAGAAGTGGGAGATCCGGGCGGACGACTCCACCGGCATCCCGCGGTATACGTACGGCAACGAGCGTGCGGGCGGCAGCGCGGACACCGCCACGGGCCTGTCCATGCTGATGAACAACGCTGCCAAGGGCTTGCGTCGCGGCATCAGCAACATCGACATGGGTGTCATCTCACAGACGATCTACGACACCTTCGTCAACGAGATGATCTACAACCCCGACGAGTCGATCAAGGGTGACTGCATCGTGGTGCCACGGGGCGCCGCGGCGATCCTGATCAAGGAATCGGCACAGCAACGGCGCATGCAGTTCCTGGGCATGACGGCCAATCCGATGGACTTCCAGATCATCGGTGCGCGCGGGCGCGCAAGCCTGCTGCGCGAGACCGCCGCCGCGATGGAGCTCTCGGTCGACGACGTCGTGCCGAGCGACGAGGAGATCGACAAGCAGATGCAGCAGCAGGCTCAGGCCCAACAGCAGCAGATGCAGGCCGAGCAGGACGGCGAGATGAAGATGAAGCAACTCGAACTGGCTGTGCAGGGCCAGCGCGAGGCTGCGGTGAACCAGCGCGAGGCGGCCAACGGCGAGCGCGACGCGCAGGCCAAGCAGCAGGAAACCCAGATGAAACTCATCGGCGACATCGTCAAGGCGGCTGTCACGGCTGCGCTGGCGCCGAAGAAAGAACCAGCGAAAGCGGGGGCGTGAGATGGCACTCTCGGACTATGTTCAGACACCGGGCCTTGGCGGATACGTCAAAAAGTCGGACGGCAGCGGCCCCTACACCGTGGACTTCGGCCTTGGCTCGTCGGGGACAACGAAGTGGGTGCCGTTGTCTGGTGGCTCGTGGGGTCGCACGGACGGCAGCGGGCCTTACTTCCGCGACGTGACTCTTGGCACGGTGACCGCGCTGTTCACCGTCGGGACGTGACATGCCACCGGCCGGCTACACCCAGATCCCGCGCAACGCGCTGTACGTGCGCAACAGCGACGGATCGGGCCCGTACTATCTCAGCGCCGCAGGGGTGATGACGGCGTTCAGTTTCCCGGTGGGTGGCGGGGGTGGCGCGTCGTCGGGTGAATTGGATTTTGGCGTTGCCTCTCAGAGCGGTCTGTGGGCACTTTTTGAGGACATCTAGATATGGCAACGATCAACGTACTTGACTCGGTAGGCGCGACCGTTGCGCTCGAGAAACCCCTCACCCCCGGGAGGGCAGCGGCGGCGTCTTCGCGGCCTGTGGTGCTGTCGAACGAAGACATTGCTCTGCTACCACCGAACTACACCGAAGACGCCGCAGCCGCAGCCGATCCGGTCGGCAATGTCCAAATTCTGGTCCGCAAAGATACCCTGGCGTCGGAAGTCTCTACAGACGGCGATAACGTGGCGCAGCGCGGGACGAGCAAGGGAGAGGCGTACGTGCACGACACTGATGTCTTGGCGGCAGTCGTTGCCACCAATACACAGTTGCCAACATCACTCGGAAGTAAGTCAGTCGCGGCAAGCTTAGCTACAAGCGTCAAGAGCGGCGGCAACGAGTACGAAACTGTTGCTGCCTCCCAAACGGCTCAAGTGCTTGGTGCGACAGGTGCTGTCGGAGACTACATCGAGGGTGTTCTGTGTGTCGTATCCACAGCGTCAACTTCCCAGGTCACGCTAATTGACAACGCAACGTCAATCGTCATCCTGCCGAACAGTGTGGGACCAGGTGTCGGCAGTTACTACATCCCGCTAGGTCTGACCAGTGTCTCGGGGGCGTGGAAGATCACCACGGCGGCAGGCGTCGCTGTAGTCGCTACGGGTGACTTCACATGAGGAGAACCATATTCGGCGGGATTCTCCGGAACTTTCCACAGAGTTCCCCGACAGGAACCACAACTATTGGCGATGGCATATTTGTGCTGGCTGATATTCTTGGGCTGGCATGGCTTCATGCAGACGGGTTCAATACGGCAATCGAATCCGGTGGGTTTGTAAATGCGCCGACTATTGCGAACCAGAGTTTTGCAGGCAACGCACTCGAACCGTTCTTTATGTCCAATCTAACCGATACGCCCACGAACGTGTCGGGACTGGGAGTCAGTTGACATGGCAAATATTTATGTGAGAAGTGCCGCAGCAGGCGCCGGTACGGGAGCAGATTGGGCCAATGCCTATACGACGCTTGCGGCTGCCATGACTGGCGGCGCAAACGGTGATGATTTCTGGGTTGCAGATGACCATGCAGAAACGCAGGCATCGACGTTAACGATAACTTGCAAAGGAACCAGTGCGTCTCCTTGCCGGGTCATGTGTGTGGATAGGGCCGGCACTGTTCCTCCTGTAGCTGCGGATTTGAGAACTACTGCGACGATTTCGAACACTGGGGCTTTCAACTACGCGATCAACGCCGGCACAGTGTATTTCCGGGGCATCACATTTTCAGCAGCAGGCGGCGGGGCGAACGCTGCGAACCTGCAAATATCTGCAACTGCTGCTGAAGCGAATCACACGTATGATAACTGCGTTATCAAAATGGCGACCACTTCAGGCGTGGGTGGTTTCTTGTTTGGATTCACATCAGCGCAGCGGAATGCATGCAAGATCACATTCATCAACACGGTTCTTAATGTCAACTCCACGGGCCAGAAAATACGGCTAAGCACATGCACTTTTGTATGGAAGGGGACTTCATCTGCATTGGCCGGCGCTTCTGTACCAAGCGATTTATTTTCATCTTCAAGCACTGAAATAGGACATACGGCCTATTTACAGGGCGTCGATTTGTCTGCGATGACCAGCGGTGGAACCTGCACCCTGGTAAACGGGGTGACACAAGCTTCTAAATACGTTTTCCAGGACTGCAAATTAGGTTCTGGGGTTGTAGTTGCCGCCGGGGCGGCTGCGCTTGGAGGTCAAGAGGTTTACCTAAACCGCTGCGATAGCGGTGCCACTGTCTACCGTCAAGAGAAGCACACATACGCAGGCGCGGAGACGATGGAAACAACCATTGTCCGCACGGGCGGGGCGACTATTCAAGGCACTGCGGTTGCCAAGAAAATCGTCACCACGGCCAACGCCAAATTCCTGCAGCCATTTGAATCCACTCCGCTAGTGGTGGCGAATCAAACAACGGGAGTCACTAGAACTGTCACGGTATATGGTATTTGGGGCGGCGGGGCAGTTCCAAACAATGACGATGTGTGGATGGAGGTTGGTTATCTTGGGTCGGCAGCTACGCCACTGGCTACGATCGCCACAACGGCCAAGGCAACTCCGTTGACAACGGCAGCCGGGAATGCCTCAGACACATCGACGTGGGGAGGTAGCACAACGAAGTTCAAACTCGTTGCCACGCTTTCCAGCCCAGCACCTGCACTGCCGGGTGAAATGTGGGTGAAGATTTATGTTGGTGCAGCATCGGCTACGGTCTACATTGATCCGAAGGTTATCGTTTCGTGAAGATACTTCGTGGTCCTAGGGCCGCGCCCCCTACACCCCCGGACCCGGCAGGACTTCGGTGGTCCAACACCGCGACCTGGGGAGGTGTGCTCCCCATAGCTGGTGATGATGTTGTAATCCCGGGCGGAACGGTGATTATTTGGGACGTGAATACGCCGGCCCTGAATTCACTGACCATCAACGGCACGCTAGACGCCGATACAACAATGGACTTAACGCTGACTAGCAAAACAATCAGCGTTGCTTCTGGCGGGTCTTGGCTTGTTGGAAGGGCGGGAGCGCCATACACAAAAAATATGGTGATCGAACTCACCGGGGCCAAAGGTGCGGCCACATCTACATCGACAGTCAACAGCGATGGTGGAGGCGTGAACCGAGGAATTCGGGTCACGAACGCGTCTTGGAAGTTCTACGGAAATCCGCCAACCTATGACCGCACTTATCTGAACGCAGATGCTGCAGCCTCTGCAACATCACTGACATTTGCTGATTCCGTTGGCTGGCCGACCGGCACCAACATCGCCATTGCCAATACTAAATACTACGGGGAGGCAGCAACAGAGTTCAGAGTTTTGAATGGGGCAACCAGCGGCACAAGCGCGGCAGTGACTGCCGGTCTGACTTATGCACACCTGGGCAGGAAACAGTACCCGGTCGAAATCACCGGCACAGTGACTATCAATGGCGCAACACCAGCAGTGGTGACATGGACTGGGCACACATTAACGGCAAACCAGCCTGTGAAATTCACCAGCAGTGGCACGCTGATGACTGGACTTGTCGATGACGTGCGCTATTACTATGTGGTTGGCGCTTCGATCACAGCCAACACGTTCGAGTTTTCACACAAGCCAGGCGGTTCTGCGATTGGCGGCCTTACCGGCGGAAGCGGAACCATCACGGCCCACACGGGCGGGATCAGTTTTACAGCCGGCACATTCAGTTCGATGCGCGCAACCGCAGATGTGGCAAACGAAATTGATCAGCGGGCTCTTGTTATCAATCTCGACCGCAACATCATCATTCGGGCGCCCAATGATTCGGAATGGTCTGGTGCAAACGCATATGGTGTCCACACGATGGTGATGGATACCAATGGCACAGGCGTGACGATGTTGGATGGCGTGCAATTCCGGCGCTGCGGGCAGGAAAATATGCTGGGGAGGTATCCAGTCCACTTCCACATGCTTTCTTATACGGAAGGTACGTGGAATGGCAGTGCGTTCATTGGCGGCGGGGTTTTCACCAATGAAGCCACAAACCACACAGTAAAGAACTGCTCGATTTGGGAATCCAAGTTCAGAGCCATCACCGTGCACGGCACTTGCGGAGCCACCGTTTACAGAAATGTCTGTGCCGATATTCGGGGCCAGGCTATATTCCTCGAAGATCATTCTGAGCGCAGAAACATCATTGATGGCAATGTCGTCATGAAGGTGCGTGACGTTACCGTTAGCGGACGGATTAAAGCATTCGACGCCTCCCAAGCTGGCAATGCTTCATCGTTCTCCAGAGGAGCGGCCGGACTCTGGCTTACCAATGCCAACAACTACATTCGCAATAATCATGTGTCGGATTGCCAAGGAAACGGCATAGACAATGTGTTCGCTAGTTTGCTGTGTCTTGGGCCATCAGTAAACGTTGCGATAGCGCCAATTTACATGACGCTTCTTGAGCACGACAACAACACTTCGCACAGCAATCAAGGGTCCGGCATGATGACCCGTTTCGGCATAAGCAACGACGCCGGGACGGTTGTGGATGGAACGCTGTGGCGCCCAACGTCTAACGGGCTGGTAAGTGGCACGTTAGTGCGCGCGTCAATAACGAGTATGAAAATCTGGAAGAATGCCAGCCTGGGTTATGGGAATGCGGTGCAGTTGGCGACATATGACAAATGGGTGCTAGGCGACAACCACGAAATGAACATAGTTGGAGCGGTTGGCGATGACACCAGGATCACAAATGCGCTGCACTATGGCAGATCATTGAATACCGGAACTAATCCTCTTGGCGAGTCCGACTTCCCACTAACCGCGGCGGCCTCATACCATGAGACGGGTAACTATTCTGATTCGACTTTCATTGGTTTTCCGTGGGTTGACTACTACGATCCTGCTCCTAGCGAAGTCAACATGGTTCGCATGGGAGGCGGCTCGATACGCTCGCAAGACTTGTATCTAGTGCCGCTGGACAAGGGATATAAGCGAAACTCCAATTTGAAGTTTCTGGTAAGTCACCCAGGGTTCGTTGTGCGACCACCACACATCGATGGACGAACGAATATCACAGGAGGCGATAAGAGGCAGTGGACATTTACAGGCGCCCGTTGGGATTACAACGGCTATTTTGGCCCGGCACAAAACTATATTGTCCATAACGACACGTTCCTGACCTACGGTCTGTCCACATCGCAGGAAGTGCATCCAATTGGCGGCAACCAAGGATATTCAACCCCGGATGTTTTCTTTGGCGTACAGCCATATGTAAGCGATGAGAACCCGGTGCTCGATTTCACATATAGCGCCCGTATTCAGGTGCAGCAAGTCGATTCTGGGGGCACCGTTCAAGGAACATGGGATGTCCCAGAAGCGGTCGTGGGGTCTGGAAGCACGTTTGGGTTCAGACATTTCGCAGCGCGCAAGACTGGCCGATACATTATGCGCACGCCAACCGCGGCACCAAACACTGCAAAGGTACAGGTAGATGTCAGCGGATTAATTAACTCAGCAGACTATTTCTATATTGCATTCGACTGGGATGGCACCATTCCGGCAAAGGCGTACCAGAAGGTTTACAGTTCTGGATCCTATTTTGCGGGCGGTGAGAACGACACCGACAGGCTCATCGCAACCTCAAGCGCGAACATGGCGGCGCTGGTTGCAAGCACTGACGGGAAGCACTATTTCCAAGACACAGGCAATAACTTGTTCTGGGTGAAGATTTACGGCGGTCTACGGTGGTGGCCGTTTACGCTCGTGACGGACACCGACTATGACCTTTATCGCGGGCAGTTCTTGACCGTGGTCCCACAGACTGCATTCTGATGAAAACACTACTCCTACTCTCGTTTCTCTCGTTCAGCGCACTCGCAGCAGACCAGCGGATCGACAACATGGTTCGCAACTGCGATGCAGTGATGGCCCAGGGTGTGTGCAAGGTGGTTCTTGACCGCAAGGCATACCCGAACCCAACGATTCTTGTGGCCGGGGTGGGTCGAATCAGCACCGACAGCTACATCAAGATCAAGAACGCAGGGGATCAGATGTGCAACGTTGTGCGCGAGGTATGCACCGCTAGTTTCGACGGCGATGACTGCAAGGCGGCGCGGGCGCTGTGGCGCCAACAGTAAGGGCCGCGCCACTCGGGACTTGCCTGTTTCCAGACGAGTGCTAGGGACTTTGTCTCGCTGCCAGCGCGGCGGAAGGATTGTAGCGTTGCAATCGCAGGCAGCGACAAGAATCAAGCACGCTACTTGCACGTGAGCACCCACTTCGCCTACACTCCCCCTCATGCGCCTCGACGGAGATGACCTTGCGTTCCTGGCTCGCTTCGCAACGAGTCCAGACGCCAAACGTCTCTGCGAGATTCTGCAAGGCCAGTTGAAGGCCGCCGATGTGTCACTGCGATCCTGCACCGGAGAGGAGACTTTCCGGGCCCAGGGCCGCGCCCAGCAGTTGGCCAAGCTGTTGGAAGACATCACCGGTGCCGCGACGAAGTTGCAGCGCAGCAAGCCCTCGCCGGAGCGCGAACTCCGACAGGTGAGCAACCTTTGAACCCGGTGCCCTGGTAACGCAGGACCGCGGAGATCCACATGCAGGCTTCAACAGCCCAGAACGAAACCCGTCTTCCACGCGCCGTGCTGCGCCGATCCAAGGAAATCGAGGATCAGCTTCAAGCACAACGTGACGCGTTGAAGGCTCCCGTTGTCCCTGACGAGCCGCCGGTCACACCGAGCCCCCAGGACACACCACCCGTTGCAGCGGCTACGCCGCCCGCACCGCCCGCCGACCCGCGACACGCGGACCCGGCGTACTGGAAAGCACGGTTCGACACTGTGTCCGGTACGCTGACCGCCGTGAAAGCGGAGCGGCTTGCGGATCGCGAGCGCTTCCAGCAGCGGATTGACGAGATGCAAGCGCAGGTCCGTGATCTGCAGTCCAAGGCACCGCAAGCCGAGATCGACCTTGCCGCGTACTTCACGCCCAAGCAGATCGAGGACTTCGGGGAAGATCAGTGTCGAGCGATGGCGACAGCCGCCGCCAAGGCAGCGCAAGAGTCTGTGCAGCGCGCGATTGAGGCTGAGGTTCAGCCCCTTCGTGATCAGCGCAAGCAGGCCGATGCCGATGCCGTGGAGGATCGCAAGCAGGCGTTCAAGGACAAGCTCACCGAGCTCGTGCCGAACTTCGCCGAAATCGACGCCGACCCGAAGTGGATCGCCTGGCTGAAGGAAACGGACCCGGACACCGACGAGGAGCGCAACGAGGGATTGCAGCGGCAGATCAGCCGGCTCAATGCCCTGGGCGTTGCTAAGGTGTTCAAGAAGTTCGAGGCTTCCATGGCGCCGCCCGCGGTGCCCGTGCCCCCTGTTGCCCCGCCTCCGGCGGGAGCGGGCGGCCCGGACACCCCGCCGGCAGCCGCGACGCGGTCGGGTTACCCGACCCCGGCAGAGATCAAGGACTTCTACAAGCGCGCGGGACTCGGCAAGGTGAGTGATGCAGAGCGGACTACGTTCGAGGCAAGGTTGAAGCTCGGTGGCCGGCCGTGAGGCTGGCTTGAACGCCATCTAGGAGAACATCATGGGCGTTTCACGATCGAGCGGACTGGCCGAGTACGGTACCGGCAGTTCCATCAACTACAACCCCGAGGTCTACTCGGGCAAGCTGGTCGAAAAGTTCTACAAGACGACCGTCTTCGGCGAGATCGCCAGCACGGACTACGAAGGCGAAATTGCGGGCTTCGGCGCGCAGGTGCGCATTCGTACCGTTCCTGACGTGACGGTGCTGGACTACGTCATCGGCAACGGCCTGTCGTACCAGTACCCGGGCTCCAACTCGGTGACCCTGGCCATCGACAAGGCGAAGTCGTTCAGCGTGGCCGTGAACACGGTCGACCTGCGCCAATCGGACATCGACATGGCGGACGTGTTCGCCAACGACGGTTCGATCGGTCTGCGCATTGCGGCCGACGCCGACATGCTGGTGACCATCCCGGCCAGTGTCTCGTCTACCAACCGCGGCCCTGTCGCGGGTGCGGACTCGGACATCGACATGGGTGACTCGACGACCCCCGTCTCGGTCTCGTCCACGACCATCGTCAACTTCATCGTTGACTGCGGCACCGTGCTCGACGAGTCGAACGTGGCCGACGAGGGGCGCTGGATGGTGGTGCCCCCGTGGTTCGTGGCGATGCTGAAGAAGTCGGACCTGCGGATCGCCTCTCTGGCCGGTGACGGGACTTCGATCCTGCGCAACGGCAAGGTGGGCATGATCGACCGCTTCACGATCTACCAGTCGCGTCAGTTGCTGACGCAGGCATCACCGGGCTTGGCCACGTACCTCCTGTACGGGCACAGCGCGGGCCTGACGTTCGCTGCCCAGATCGTCGAGTGCGAGATGATCAACAACCCGAACGACTTCGGGTACCTGATCCGCGGCCTGATGGTCTACGGCTACCAGGTGATCGCCTCGACGTACCTCGGTACGGCAGTGGTGCGACGCGCCTGATCGGAGTAGGATAGGGGGT